TCCTACGATTGGAAACGATTTTGGGTGAGTTGCCACAGGATATGGCAACTCTGTTAGAATAAACTAACTCTTATGATCTATCTTGGATCATATTAACCCTACCCCCCGAAGGGGGTAAGGTCACCCAACGAAAATTATCGCTAACTTTCGTTACCTCGGAATCATGATGACCAACAGTAAGTCGGTCGGGTACAGTGATTAATCTGTACCTCATGCCCCCGAGGGCGCTTTGAGAAGTCCTACGGACCGCGTCTTTGAAAACGCGTACCCGATACATCATACAATGAAGATGTGCATTCCACCTACTTTTGAGGTAGTTGTAATACGATCCCATATATGACGTTAACCCAAAGCAGCCAACATCTGGTCCTACGATTGGAAACGATTTACTGTCTTCAATCATTTCTAGGATCACGTCACTAGTCCTCCATAATCCCTTCGCGAAGAAGGCATTTGAGGAAGTAACTAACGCGTGCCTAGATGTTGGTGTCATAGTGCTGGACGTTTTAAGCCTCACAGGGGTCACATCGTGACCTCTGTAGTAGTCTCCGCCGCAGGATTCCCTAAAGAATCCAGCAGCAAAGGACTTCTTATGGTTTACTTGTAAACCACAGTAGCTTAGAACAGTACCTAGCTTTTCCACATCCTCTACGGCAACGATGAGATCATCGCCGTAGCATCTAACAGAAGTCTTAATCTTCTTCCGACGAACTTCATCAGAGGTAACATAGTTATCTCCAAGTGGGTGTAATCGGTTGAAGCGCTCTACGCCTAGGCATAGGAGCGAATAGACTATAGTTTGAACTGGAAAGTTAGTTGCAGAGCCTTGCGAAGCAAACTTCTTAAGAGGGACTATTAGTCCATCTATAGATATTTGAGTCGTTCGGCAGGCATTCAATTGAGAAAGTAGAATGGGTGCCTTGCGAAACACCCTCTCTACAACCCAACAGGAAAGCCGGTCACTAGCCGATGATAAGTCGATAGTGGCCAGTTTCTGGTTTAGAGAAGCCTTCTTAGCTAATTCGCGAGACAATTCTTGCTTAGAAAGGTCAATTACATTGGCCAATGAACTATGTTTTATGATAGTCATAAGCTTAGATAACATTCCTTGCTGACAGTACTGGTTACTAACCGGTTCTGATGCAATGAGTCTCGGCCCACGTGCGTCTTTAGGGACACATATGAGCTTAGAAGTAGTTAAGATTGGTAGGGAAGCGAGATCATAAGTCGTTCCGGCAAATTCCTCGAAAGGAAACCACCGGTCCAACAAAGAGCTCCACTTACCCTCAAATATATACTTGTCGCGAGACTGGTATATATCTGCAACTGATCCAGGCCCGTGCTTACATTCATTACCACCATTACTCTTGATGAAGGAGTATTGGTCATACCTAGAAATCTCCTCGGAGAATTCATCGCAGGTATGTTGGATAATGGTTAACAAAGTATGGAGTGAAGACCCTTCACTTCTTCCGTTAAGAAGAGGTAATGGGAACTCTGAAACTGGCAATCCATCTGTTAAGGACAGATTGCGAGAGATATCAGAGTCAAAGTG